GCCTTGGGCCAAGTTAACGCCAAGGTTGCTCATCTGTGATGCCTGTGGAAGTCCAGTACTCAGGTTGTAGCCCGACAGTTGACTGCCAAGATTGGTGCGCGTATTTAGTTGCTGCGCCCCAAGTCCGGTAGCTAGATTAGCAAGGTTAGACCCTTGTCCTGTGTAGGCTCCCATCCGCCCCTGACCCTGCGCCATGCTTATGTCTGCAAGGTTGCCGCCCATATTGGTTCCGGCTTGGAACTGTTGACCGCCAAGAGACTGGGCTATATTTGCTAGGTTCTGGCCTTCATTCGTAAAGGCTTGAAGTCCAGCCTGACCACCAGCGACATCAAGATTGGATAATTGATTACCCAAGTTCATATTCGCTTGAAGCTGTTGCGACCCTAAATTAGAGGCTATATTGGACAAGTTACTGCCCGAAGACATAGCCGACTGAAGACCAGCCTGACCGCCAGCAACACCCAGATTAGACAAGTTGTTGCCTCTATTGGCTGCAAGATTTGATAAGTTGGATGCTCCCCCGCTTGCAATGTTTGCAAGATTAGAGCCTCCACTAGTGGCGATATTAGATAGGTTTGCTCCTGCACCAGTTGCAATGTTGGCAAGGTTAGTGCCGCCGCTAGTTGCAATATTAGAGGCGCTTCCCGCTGCGTTAAGCCCTTGGCCTGAAAGACCTCCAAGGTTGGCTATCTGCTGTTGAAGACCTTGTGATGCAAGACCCTGACCAAATCGAGCCAGTTCCTTTTGTACGTTCCCGCCGCCCAGACCTCCAGTTGCTCCTGCGCCAGCTAGGTTAGCCCGCATACCTTGCTCTCGCAAAAAGGCCATCTGCGGTGACTCTTGATAGGCAGCGTTAAAAGCGTCCTGTCCTAAAGCGCCTGAGAGTGCCATCTGCTGCTGTAGAGCTGCTGTGCCAGCCTCTTGATAAGGATTAAACATATTCTCTGCGCGACCAAACGAGTCCGTTATATCTTGACGGGCCATGCCTGTTGCTTGATTTATGTCCTGCCTGCCGGTCAGCATTCCCTGATTAATATCTTGGCGGGCAGCACTCATGCCTTGGTTAATGTCTCCCCTAGCAATATCCGTGGCCAGATTGATGTCCCCTCTAGCCACATCAAGACCCGTGTTAAGAGCTTCCATGCCTCTAGTTTCTGCGCCAGTGATGTCTCCCCTAGCAATAGCCGCTTGGTTGGCTGCATTAGCAAGCCCTGTGTCGTATTGGCTTGTTAGATTGTTTTGGGCGGCAGTAATACCCGTGTTTAGGGCATTCAATCCTTGGGTTCTGCCTGCGGCAATATCTTCTCTGGCAACATTTGATTGTAGTCGCGCATTCTCTAGGGCTATCGCGTACTCATCTCTTAGATCGCCCCTAGCACCAGCTACACCAGCATCTAAAGCGTTAATACCGCTAGTGGTTCCTGATCTAATTGCTTGCTCGGCTATCGCTTTTTGAGCCTCTACTGCGGCTAGTCCTGCTGCGTTTTGTGTAGTTAGGTCTGATCTTCCCGTTGCATTAATCTGGTCAAGCATATTTATGGCGTTAGTTGCGCCAGTCTTTAGTGCTGTCTCTGACCCTAGCAGACCAGTCTTAATGTCTGATCCCTTGGTGTCGATAGTGGTTAATCCACCGCCACCGGCAACAGTTACACCGCCAAGGCTATTAGCAGCAGCAGCGGCAGCGGCGGCAGCGGCGGCTTCGGCGGCCTTAGCAGCGGCGGCATCAACAATAGCCTGTTGAGCAGCAGCAGCAGCAGCGTCAGCAGCGGCTTTAGCAGCGGCAGCGGCGGCGGCAGCGGCAGCGTCTTTTTCAGCCTGAGTGGCATTAGAGGCAGCTATTGCGGCAGCATCTGCAGCGGCTTTGTCGGCAGCGGCTTTAGCGTCAGCAGCAGCTTTGTCGGCAGCAGCTTTGTCGGCAGCTGCTTTAGCAGCATCGGCGGCGGCTTTGTCAGCGGCAGCCTTTTCAGCAGCAGCGGCAGCTTCGGCATCAGCAGCGTCTTGATTCCGTTTGTTAATAATCACCATGTTTGCTTTGACTTCAGCTTCTGTTACACCAAACTGCTGAGCGACTTGGGCGGCGCTTAATAAGCCGTTGTTGATAGAGTCTGCCACCATCTGAATTTCTGCTTCGGTGTAGTCCCCGTCAGCCTCAATATTTCTCACATCGGCAGAGGCAACTGCTATGCCCTGCTGTACATTTGTTAAGTCCTCGGCGGTGTATAGCTCTACATCGGTTAGATAGCTCTCAACTATGGAAGCGTCAGCAGAGAAGTAATCAGCAACATCGGCAACACTCGCCACGCCGCTATTTATCATCTTCATAACAGCATCAACCGACTTATCTGTGTAGCTGTCGTTGGTATAGGCATCCCTAGGAATGCCCGTTAAATTTTGAATTACAAAAGCAACAGGAACATTAAAATAGCCCGAGACGTCATTGACATCTAATGTTCCGCTATTGAGCATATCCTTAACTTTATCAACATCCTCATCGCTGTAGGGCGGATTAGGAGAGATGTCTTCTAGAGGGTTCTGAATTGATAGCTCTGCGCCACCCACAATCTCTCCAAAGCCGTCGCCTACAGTATTGCTAACAAACCCAGTAGTCGCAGCGTCAGTAGTTGTAGATGGCAATTGCCCTCTGTCACCAATCGGGCTGCCCTTCCGAACGTAGTCAGAACGAGGATCAAAATTTCCGCCTGCTATCTGGACATCTGCGGTTTGAGTATTCTGCGGCTCTGGAAAACCACCGCTACGGGTCTGAGGGGTCATTGGATTAGCGCCCGTAGAACCATAACTCATCCCTGACGGAACGCCAGCTAATGGACTGCTTTGAGGAGGCATTGGCGGCGGAAAACCACCACTACGGGCTGGATCAGGCCGCTGCGGAGGCATACTTTGTTGCTGCGGAGGCATTGGCATTGGCATTGGCGGAGGCGGAGGCATAGCCGTAACGCCAGACGCAAGATTAGCGGCATCTATATTGGCCTGTATTTGTGCGGCAGGCATACCATACATGGCCTCTAACTGTTGTACTGTTGTTTCGCCTGCATTGACTTGGCGAATAACCTCGTTGATTTGTGCCTGCGTGTACTGTGCCATTATGGGTTGACTCCATCGAATCCAAAACTGTTTTCTTGGCCTTCGCCAAGCGCGGCCCTGACCTGTTCGGATGTAAATTTTGCTGGCTGTTTAGCCGTAGAATTTGTTGTAGAATCTGCTGTCGCTAAAGGCTGAAATGTTCGGTTCTCAGCCTTTCCGTAATTGTCCCAATGCCATTTGGCATATCCCTCAAGGCTGTTAAAGATATCGTTACCACTGTCCTTGATTAGCTCTCGCTTATTCTTTTCATAGTACACAGAAAGGTTTGGGTAATTCTTCAAATACTGGGCGGCATCGCCTGAACTCCAATTTTCCTGCGCTTGGGTATTGGTCGAGCTGCCGTACTCTGGTGTTTGAAACGCCTTAAAGTCTAACCCCTGCGGGTTCGTCAGTCCGGTCAGTGCCGAGTAGTCCATAGGGACGTTCTGTGGGCTTAGAGCGGAGTAATCAATAGGATCGCCAAGGGTGGCGTTACGCTGTCCCTGTAGGCCCGCCATGATAGCCTGCTGCGCCATGTAGTCGCCGCTCTGCATTACGTCATTTGCGGGTCTAAACGTCTGTTCAGCTAGTGCCATGTTTTGGTTCATGGCCTGTTGGCGCACATCTTGAGCGTTTTGGTAGCCTGATATTAATGTCTCATCGACCCTGCCGCCATACTTTTCAATCAGCGCCATGTTTTCTTTGCGCTGCTTCTCCAAGAGTTTTTGATTCTTTTTGTCTTGCTTGTAATCAAGCACAGAGCCTACAAGACTTGCTGCTGTTGATCCTGCCGCTGCCGCTGCTTCTGGTGACATAATATTCTCCTAAACTAAAATCCAGCCTTTTGTGCGATCACCAGCAATCTCTGGCTGCATCTTGCGATATTGAATGGCAGACGCGCCACCGCCTGAATCTAAATATAAACTGTATTGAGCCGCCTCGATTACGCCTTCTGGACTGCCTGCTCCCACTATGGGGATAGATAGGCTCGCGTCCTGCGTAAACTGTCTAAATGCCTGTGACATCGTGCCGTCATCTTGAACGATGGGCTGCGCTACATTTAGGCGTGGGCCTGTCATAGTTGACCTTTAATAGATTAAGTTTTGAAATTGTTGCGCTAGGTTTGGAGGGATATTAATGGGCAACCTATAGGCCGTTTGCTGATTATGCACTTGCTTTTTGCTTAGATCAAATTGCTATTCATAGGTAGCTTTTTTCTTGCCTTTGCCTGCCTTACTCAGGGCTATTGCCAAAGCCTGTTCTTTAGACTTGCCACTTGCTCGTTCTTTACGAATATTGCTGCTAATAGTTTTCTTTGAAGTGCCTGATTTTAAAGGCATTTTAATCTCCCACTATCTCTATTGTCCAATGAGTATCTGTATTCAGCTCGATAGGATCACCGTTAGCACCCGTTAGCTCTGTTCTTTTCGTCTCACTCCATCCGGCTTGATGAGATAACCAGAACTTAGCAGCTCCTACGTCTCCCTCTAAGCCTTTAGCTTGCAACGATCCTGCCATTTGTATTACAGCGAGAGCTTTACCCTTCCTATACATTTCACTAAGAAGCGGCTGTCTTTCCATTGCTTTCTGCAACGTGTTGAAACAACACCCAAAATAGTCTGCTAACTGCTGCTTGGTTAGTGAAGCGGCTAATACCTTACATTCCTCTATTTCTTCATCTGTAAAGACTCTCGGCGGTCTGCCTGTTTCTGGTTTCATAGTGTTCTCAATGATAGCCTTCGTGCGGCCCGTGTTCATGCAGTATAAACGCATCTTCCATATAATGAGATATAACTTCTTTGGCTGCCTCTGCTCCTGCTGTCACCTTTGCTTGATAACCTAGCAGACTCATAGTATCTAGATATCCGCGCTGCTCTTCGCTTACTTTGCCGCCAGTCTCTGCCTTCATTTCTACAAATAGTCCATGAAAGCGAATGCTAGGAACGGCAAAGAATAGATCAGCCTCGCCTTTTACCATCCCTTGAGCTTTAAATTGATTGACCATTATCGCCGCTGTCTTGCCTGCCGGAAGGTTTACACCATTAAGAGAAAGCCTAGTGCATTGATAATATTCAGGAAATTCTTCTCGAAACCATCTAATTACTTCTTTATGCTCTTGCCATTCGCTCATTCCATCATTATATCACTATATAATCAAAATAATATGTCAGGATCGCTTGACATGATATTGGGCAATCTGTAAAGTGTCCCTTACTTACTTAAAAACACAAAGGGGCAGCAAAATGAATAAATGCCATTTAGACAAAAAAACAGAAGATGCTTTTGGATATGAGTTTTACCGCGTAAATAATGATGTTAATGGAAACCCTCGTTACGTTACTACATGGCTTGCTTTTGGTGATGATTACCAAGCTGCTTTGAAAATTGCTAGGTCTTTGGGGTTTCGCGTATA